GATAAAGGTCACATAGCCTGTTTCCTGCCCTGTTGGATAGGTATAGCGATATTCGGTGATATAACCGCCAAATAAGCCATATGTAACGCCGCCATAGATAGCAGATGCCTGTATCTTCCTAAGTGGCTGTAATAGCCCGTAATAGGGGCTAGAGGTGTTCTGTGGGTTGAAGTCACCGTTTGGATCAACAACTCTGATAGTTGCTTGACCTGACTCGTAATTATCTTGCAAAAGGTTGCGACCTCTGCGAGTCGAGATGTTAGTAGTCTGAGCAGACACATCGACAATGACAGGAATAGCAGAAGCTAGTTCAGCAAAGCCCAGTTGTGAAGTACCCAAGATAAACGGATTACCGAATGAAGCTCCACCCGATAGATTTATCTTGACCGATATTGTTGCTGGTAACGCCATTACTTGTACGCAGTCGAATAGGAGATTGGGATTCCGGAAGCCTGATTGTTGTAGATGCCCTGAGTAATGGCATTGACTAGATCACGCTCTGTTGTGACTGAGCCTGCAACATTCACGCTGACAACATAATTAGCTGCTGCTTGTGCTGCATATCGAGCACCTGATAAAGCGGATGACATAGATAGTCCAGCGCCTAGACCCTGATTAAGAGAAGCTGCTGCGATTGCCTGAGTATTCACATCGGCTGCTGTATAGCGAACAGCGCCACCTGCTGCTGCTGTTGGAGTGTTTCCTGTTAATGCTTGAAGTTTAGCAAGTTCTGGTGCAATGCTTTGAAACATGGCTGAAATGATTGCTCGAAGTGCATCAAGGAGCGCTCCAAAAGCATCTTTAGATTCATCAGTTTTCTTAATCATCCCAGCGAGGGCTGTATTCTGATCGTGAATAGCAATAAGCGATAGAAGGCGCATCTTTGTCTCACCATCTGTTGCTTGATTAAGAGCTGAGTACAATCCAACGCGCTCGACATCGAACTTCTTTTCTAGCTCTTGAAGTGCTAACTGGTCTGCTGTAAGGACAATCTTGCGAGCAGTTGCATCGTTGTCAATCTTCTTTAATGTGTTGCTGCTCTTTTGCAGTCTTAACGCATCAGCATTGGCTTTGTCGATTGCTCTTCGTTGTCCAGGCGATTGCTGTGGTGTGCCTGCTGAACGAGCCTTGCTCGATGCACCTAATCTTGAAAGAAGTCCAATACCTGAAATCTGAGTACCAGCAGATAAAACATCACCGATAAATCCTGCACCTGGTATGGACTTTATTGCCTTTGTAAGAACACCTATGCCATAGATTGCATTACCAATCTGAGTGGCAAAGCCTTCCATTGCTGTGGTTGCTCCGCCGATACCTTCATTGCCTGCAACCATCTGCATGGCATCTAGCAGGTCTTTACCAATAATCTCTTTTGCATTATTGGATGCAACTGTGAGCTTCGCAATCGCGCCTGCATAGCCTTCGGCAGCAGCTAACGCCTGACCTCTAAACTTGTCTGTAAGTTCTCCGATGATGACATCCATGTCACCAGCTTTAAGTGTTGCCTTGTCTAGTCCTGCACCAAGACGGCTAAGCGCTGTTGTCTGACCTAAGAAGCCGCGAGATAACGCAATAGAGACTTGACCTAAGTCGCGCCCTGTACCTGCGCTAATATCTAAAGCAAGTGCTAACGCATCCTGTGACTTCTTAACATCGCCTGTGGCTGTAAGAAGGGTTCTAAAGGCTGGGCGAAGGTCATCATCTAAAACGCCTGTAACGCGTTGTAAGTCACCAATGAACTTCTCAACTTCGATGGCTGCAAATGCATTACCTGTATTGGCTAAGGCTAGGGCTAGTGATCGTGCAGCCTTTTCATCTTCTGCGAATGCTTTAACCGATGCTTTGCCAAATGCGTATAACTTAGAAGCTGCAAAGACTCCTGCTAATTGCTTACCTAATTTAGCAACGGACTTTTCTAGTTTAGATGTAGCAGTTTCTGCCTGCTTGAATGCTCTGTTGCCTGTGTATTCGGCTGCAATATCAATTACTACATTAGCCATCAGCGAGTGCCTACCATTCGATTGAAAGTCTTGCCAGCATTGTCAATAGCCTTTAGAACAGCCTTTGTAGCGTTACCCTTGTCATTTTCCCAAGCCTTGTAAATTAAACGCCCACGCTCTTTGCCTGAGCCAGTTAGCGGCCCCATTGCCTGTGCAAAGTTAGGGCGAGCCGATGGCTTTGTGCCTGGCGCTCTGCGACCTGCTGTTTCGTAGATAGCACCAGCTGCTGAACGATTACGAATCTGCGCTAATGCTGTAAAGCCTCTGCGGTTAGGCTTCGATGGTGTTGTCTTGTAACCAATACCGCGCTTAACGATAGATGAGTTAAACACAGGAAACTTGCCACCCTCACGCGCCCAGTTACTCAATGGCGAAACGGTGACATATCCTCTAGCTTCTTTTACAACAGGCTTTAACACGCCTGCGATTTCCTTCTGTGTTTCTTTGCCTAATTCTGGAGCGAACCTACGAAGTGCCTTACGGAGTTCAACGCCGCCTTTGACGGTTGCTGGCATTGGCTATCTCCTTCGCATCTTCCTGTAGAACCTTGATTAGGTTCCTTAGCATTACATCATCTAGCTCTAATAATTGTTGTGGCGCGATCCCGAGTCTGACACTCAATTTAGCAATCAGATAGGTGATCGAGTCGCGCCCTAAGCCAAAGGGTCATCATCGAGAACTTCAACGCTAGTTAAAGTTTCAATGAATCCTTCTCCGAATGGCTTAACAGTTTCACCCGAACGGCGGATACATTCCCAGGCAAGCCAGAAGATATCGCTCATTTTAGGTTCTTGGGTAAACGCAGTGTGAAAGCCCTTCTTTGCGTAAATCTCAAAACCGTATTGAATCAATGGAGTAATTGGGTATTCCCCAACTTGTCCATCTGCCCTTGTTACTTTTAACTTCGCCATGCTTTGCCCCTTTGTTTAGTTTTTTAGAAAGTACCTGTTGATGCTACTGCAATGGTTGAGTTCGCAGTAAATGTGATTGATTGTGTACCAATATCGCCAACAGCACCGTTGATGTCTGTTGTGTTATTGACTAACAATGAAACTGTGTAAAGAGGGTTTGTAGCAGATACTGCTGTTCCCTTTTCCTGTAGGAATACAGCTGTGACTGTTGTTCCCCATGCAGCTTGAAGTGTTGCAAGAACATTCGCTGAAGCTGTGTCATTCAAAAAGTCGATGGTTACGGTTGAAACTTCCAGACCTTTTGTAAATTTTCTGGAATTATCACCCATCGCGCTCACTTCAATTTCCTCAAATGAACGGTTGATTGTTACTGCTGTTACATGGTCAGATAGATCAACGGAGTTAATCTTAACGCCGACCTTGTTATTTAAGAAGATAGCCATGAAGATTATTCCTCGTCTTTCTTGGTAGATGCTGGCTTTGATACTGCTTGCTTTACCTGACCGATTTTAGCCAGGAATGCTTCGTTTTCTTTTTCCCATTGTTCCATATCGGTCATGGTTTAGCTCCAGGTAGTTAGAACGGATAGTGACATCTCGCAAGTAAGCAGGTCGCCAGATTGGGCGTTAAGAACGCTTGGTTGGCTAACTGCTCCCACATTATAGGTCAAGGTGGATGCTGCGAGCTTGTTGAACACACCCACTAGGGCATCTTCAATTCCATTGAGGTTGCCTTCATTATCGAATAAAGGCACAGTTATGATTATTTTAAAATTAGCAGTTGGAGCAATCGTGTTATGTTGATTGTTATTAGGCTCTAAATATGGATCAGAAGGGCTAACAATTACAGAGTTAGCCAAGACTGTTGCTGGCGGGAATGCAAATGTTTGCCACTTAGTGTTATCGACTAATGCTGTCGCAATCGTGGTTCTAAGAGTAGTGAGAGCAACTGGCATTATCCGACCATCGAACGCGGATCAAGTGCGTGAGCAATAAGTCCACGAACTCTAGCCAGGAGAGTGTTACCCATGCGATATGGGCTAGGAGTAAAGTCCGGCGATACGCCGCCTGTAGAACTAACCTGGCGAGCCTGCCAGATATCTACTGAAATCATTAGTGCAGCTTCTTGAACTGCTGAATCTGCTGTCCAGTCTGTATAGGTTTCTGCTGTGACTGTGCCAAATGGATCAATAGGATGCTTAGGTTGCACAACTGTGTGAGTAGTTGTAACTGAAATTGAATATGTATTGACTGCTGTAATGGTCTTTGAGCCATTGTATTTAGTACCTGAATTGGCAATAGTTACAGTCTGACCAACATAGAAAATATCTCGAACTGGAATATCAAAATATAAAGTGCCTGTGCCAACAATGTTGCTGTGTGCTACAGGAAACCATTTAGGAGCCCAGAGCATAGGAAGAATGACGGCATCAGCTGCATCGCATGTTTGTTGAAGGGTGGCATCAGCGTAAAGCGAGTTAACTCCTAATGCTGAGCGAAGTTCTGCAACTGTGCAAAGTGACATTCATATTCCTTTCTAAAGACTGGGAGTGGAGCAAGGGCTGCGCCCCACTCCCAGCGACTTAGGGTGTTACTTATGCCTTGTTGTTCTTGAATGCGCCAGCGCCGACCTTTGTAGCGATTGCTCCAAAGCCGTAGTAACCGATTGTTACTGATCCGTTAGCTGTTGATTCTGCACGAAGGCGGTATGTTGGTGACTCATACCATGTGTAAGCATCTGGGTTTACGATGAGGATTGTTCCATCGCCATCGCCTGCGTTTGTTGGATCAACAAATAAGTTGAGTCCTGCAACGCTGCCTGTGAGTGATGTAGGCGCTACTGCTCCGCCTGCGTTCATTGGCTGTGATGCTGTGTAGATTGGGCGACCATTGTCGTTCAATGACATGATGTTTGACCATTGTCCTGTTGATACGACCATGTTACGAGCGAATGGATTTGGAAGTCCTGCTGTTGCTCCATAAACAGAAGCTGAACCGCGAGCGACAATTCCTAGTAGCTCTGATGCTGAAGGATATGCTGCAACTGTTGTTGCATCAAGTGAAGCACCTGAAATAAGTGCTGCGTTTACTGCTGCGTTTGTTGCCTTTGCATAAGCTGCTGCCATGTTGCGCACTAGCTCATCAAAGAAGGCTGGAGATGTACGGTCTAGAAGTTCAACAGAGAATGTCTGTTGTCCAGCGTACTTTTGAACTGAAACTGATAGGAATGAAGCATTCTGATCTGTGTCGCTGAATGCGTCACCTTCTGGCTCGATTGCAACTGTTGGCATTTGTGTAATCTTTGGGATTTCAAATGTCATACCTGCATCAGGAAGCACTCCGCGAGAGATTGCATCGATTGATGGACGGATTGTTGTACCGAGTGGGTTGATGATTTCTGACAACTGGCGTGTTGGTACAAGACCTGCGTTGTCTGTTGTGTCATCTGCTGCGCGTAGGTATTGACGAGCTGACTCATCACCTAGTGCTGCGCGGATTGTGTTTTCTGCATACTTAGCAGCTGTGATTTCAATGCGTGGCTTTGTGTAAGCCATTGCTGTAACAGTAGGACGAGCAGCCTCGACAGCCGCAGCTTCTACTGATGGTGTTGCTTCGACTGCTGTGGTTTCTTCCACTACTGTCTCGCTTTCTTTTGGTTGGGTTTCGGATGCAGCTTCTTCTGCCTTTTCGGCTTCTTCTGCTGCAATATCAGTAACCTGAGCAGACTTGAATGCTGGCTCTGTTACTAAACTTACTTCGACTAAACGAGCAGCGGATACATAAGTCACGCCATCTTTAATCTTTGACTTTAATACTTCTGCACCGATGCTAAGTCCGGACTGCAATCCTTCTTCTGCCAGGATAAGTGCTTCTGTGCCGCGTTGTGAACGGCTAATTGAAAATACTGCGTTGATTGCATCGTCTGACTCTGAGAAGCTAACAGCGCGACCCAAAGGCTTCTTAACATCGTGTTGGCTAAGTAGTTTAATTGACTTAGCATCAGGAATCTCGATTGATCCTGATTCAAATATTACTTTGCCGTAATTGGTTGAACCTGCTTCTACATTCAATGGCACAATTTTGCCAGAGATAGTGCGGCTAGCGGAATCCGCTGTAAGTTCAGCCGTAAGGGTTACGATCTGTGTCATTCCATACCATTGCTTCCATTAGGTGATAGGTCTGTCATTTCCATCGCTTGCTCTGTTGTGACGAGTCCAAGCGATAGCAATTTTTCAATTACTGCAAGTTCTTGCAATGGATCTGTGCGTAGGAAGTTCTTATCGATGTCAAATTTAACGACATGACCTCTAGGAGTAATATCATCCATCGATAAACGATCTTCAATAGCTGTAATAAATGGCTGTAGGGATAATGCCAAGAATTGCTTGCGTTCATCTTGAACATTTGCATAAGTCATTGAATTGTTCATGTCTGCTGAAACATAATAAGCAGGTACATTGCAAAGGCGAGCAATCTCTGTAGCCAGTTGCTGAATTGCCTCGTTATACATCATGTCTTTTGGTGAGAATGAAACTGGTGTGTATTCCAAAGTAGATGTCAAGTAAGCAGTAGAACGATTATTGCGTGCGTTCTTCCATGCAGCTAGTAATCCTTGAACTTCTTTAGGATCAAGGTCAGCGCCATTGTTTTTTATGTAGCCAGTAGCCATTGGAGTGGCTGCTGCAACAGCAGCGGCTTTCTGCACATCGATAGCAGCGCGGATTGTTTGAACTCCGCTATTGAGAATGCCATCGCCTAATGATTGGAATGTTACTAATGAACCAAGTCCATCCATTGGCAACGTAGTGCCATCTACTGCATAAGAACGAACGAATGTGTTTGTGCTATCAAGTGTTGCAGTTACGCGATGATTAGCAATCCACTCAAAGCGAGAAGGGCGACCATCTTCGTTGTAAACTTCGACAACCTTCCAGAAGGCTTGTCCGTAAAACAATAGTGAATCAACAGTCCAGGCGATTGTTACTGATCGTGGCTGTGAGTAAGAAGGTTGTTCCATCCATACAGGCGGAGCAATTTCTTCATTTGTAGATTTCTTGTAAAGCTCTAAAGGAATTGCGCCGATTGTGCCAGCTAGTAGATTGCGGCATCGTTGTAATGCAGGAACTGAAATCGCTTCTGTGCGAGATACATACGCATATTGGAACGGCATTGCATAAGGCGAATACTCGCCTAAAACTTGGGGTGCTGACTGTGCTTCGAGTAAAGGTTTAGGTTGTAGTCCGAATGTTTGCAGTAAGCGACCCATGTTTACATATTAGCACACTTTGTCTAATATTTGACAATTTCGGTGTGTTGTGTCTAGGCAAATATCTGGGGTGTCGATTGTGGCTGGGATAATCGACTTACCACCATCGCCAAGCCAATCGGCCCAACAATCGGACCAGCACTAGCTTTGCGAATCAAGCGCCAAGATGAGTCTGTGCTTTTTGCTCCGCAATTCTGCATTTGTTGATCAAGAACATCTTGCCCAGCATGAACAACTCTCTTGTTGTCAATTTGGTCTTTGAGAGTCGAACACGCGGCATAGAACTCAGCTCCTACAATGGTTTCTACCATTACGCCAGATTTCTGTAATCTCTCAGCTACTGCCAGCGTTGTATAACGATCGTACAAAACAACTCTAGGTTTGTACGAATCGCACCAGCCCTTAATCTCGGCAGCAATCTTTAATTCATCTACTGAGATTTGAGATTCCCAAGTCTGGACCAATGCCACGCCAATTCGACCATCTGGCAATATCTGACCTGCTATAAGTGCAGCGTTTCTTCTACTCATGTCAATATCAAAGGCAAAGACTGTTAAAGGTCCTGGACTCATCTCCATCGATCTATCGCATATATCTTCCCAAGAGCCAGGAGTAAACGGGCTGCTGATTGACGAAATCCATTGGCAAAGGGTCTCGGTTCTCGCCGCTTCTATTGTCGATGTTGCAATCGTCTCCTCGATGGCTTCTTCAGGAATTAAATATCCAAGTGACGGATTTGCCATCGCCCAAGCTTTACGATCCCAAATGTCACAGAATGGTGGTGCGCTGTATTCATAGAATCCCAAAGACTTAGGTGGATGGTTTAAGCATTGCTCATGTAAATCATTGAGCACTTTGCTGAACGCATCACCAGCGTTCGATGTAAATAGTCGCTGGGAGTTAGGTCTCGTCAATGTAACGCTCTTAGAAGCATCCATTGCAACTTCTGTTACTTCTCGTAATTCGTCAATCCAAAGAAGGTCTGCGGTTCTACCACGCGCTCCATCGGATGTAGCTGCTACAACTTCTACCTGCGCCCCTGATTCAAGGATTATGCGCTCATCGCCGTTAGTTCTACGGATTCCCTTCTTAGGGTCTCCATTCTTCAGTTGAACTCGCAAAAAGTCATTGCGTTCAATGATGTCTGCAATAATGTTGAAAGATTTGAGTGCCATTGATCTATTTGATGACATCATGAGGATGTCCTTCTCACCAAAGCAAAATAAGCCTGCCAAGACACGCATACGGGCTAGATGGCTCTTTCCGGACTGCCTAGCGATTAACAGCAATGTGCTGCGCTTAATGAATTGATTATTGCTATCAACTGTGAGCATATCTTTGAGAATTAGCTTCTGCCATTCAAGTAATGGCTGACCAATCTTCTCAGCTAACTCAATGACCTCATCGACTCTGGATTTTCCCTTTAGCCAGGGGCTATGGAGTCTAGGTTTCAAATCCCCAACGAGCTTCTTTTTTCTTTTGGTTTGAACTGTCATAGTTTCGGTTTAGGTTGTCCAGACATCGGACCAGCTTGGACCGAACTGGTGGTTGTCGGGGAAAGATTGGCAGG